CTGTCTCATCAACCACAACAAGGACCGCGTGCTCGGCCGCCAGAAGGCCGGGACGCTGCGGGTCGAGGAGTCGGACGAGGGTGTCTACTTCGAGGTCGAGCCGCCGGACACGTCCTACGCCCGCGACCTGGTGGAGTCGGTTCGCCGCGGCGACGTGAGCGGCTGCAGCTTCCGCTTCGCCCCGCCGTTCAAGGATAGCTTCACCCGAGAGCGGGGCGAGACGGTTCGCACCATCAACTCCGCCGGCATCCGCGAGATCAGCATCGTCACCTGGCCCGCGTACGAGCAGGGCTCCAACGTCGAACTGCGGGACTTGGACCCCGCCACCGTCGCCCAACTTGTCGCGGTCGATCCGGCCGCTCGCTACCACGCCGCCGCTGCCCGCCAGCGGCTCGCCGCCATCGCCTGACCCAACACCCGAGGACCACCATGCCCGTCACCATCAGCGAACTCAAGAGTCTCCGCGAGCAGCGAGCCAAGCTCGTCGCCGACGCCGACGCCATCCTCACCGCCGCCCCCGAGGGCGAGGCCGGCGGAACCCGTGACCTCACCAGCGAGGATGAGGCCAAGTTCGAGTCGATTCACGAGGACGCCGACAAGCTCCGCGTTCAAATCCAGCGTCTTGAGCGGCAGTTTGATGCTGAGCGGGCGATCAACGACCGCCCCGACCTGACCGCCGAGGACAAGGCCGCAGCCGGCGACGCCCTCAAGCGACAGCTGGACGAGCAGCCCAAGGGCAGCACCGCCGAGGTGGACGAGGCCGCCCAAGAGGAGGCGTTCACGCGGGCCTACGAAGAATATCTTGTGACCGGCGACACCGCGGCGATGGACAACTTCGAGCGGGACCTCATGACCACCACAGAGGCCAAGGGTGGCTATGTCGTGCCCCACAAGGTCTATGACCAGATCATCCTGCCCATGAGGGAGATTGAGGCTGTCCGCCGAGCCGGTGCAACAGTCATCACCGAAGACGAGTCAGGGCCGTACACCGTCCCCGTCATCCTTGATACTCACGATGGTGAGCAGCGGGACGAAGGCACCAGCGACGCCGATGTTGATCCCGTCTTCGGCTCGGCGAACTTGCAAGACTACCGCTTCGATAGCGATGCGGTTCCCGTGACGAATCAGATGTTGATGGGTCGTAGGAACCTTGAGCAGCTTCTCTATCGCATCCTCCGCCAGCGTATCGCTCGGAAAATGCAGCAGCGATTCACGACCGGCAACGGCACGTCCGGACCCGAAGGTGTAGTGACCGGGGCAACACCAGCACTCACGGCCGCCAGCGAGACAGCGGTGACGTATGGCGAGCTTGTCAGCCTGATCTTTAGCCTGCCCGAGCAGTACCGATCAGCAAAGAACTTCGCCGTGATGCTGAATGGCAACTCCCTCGCAGCCGTAAGGAAACTCGTCGGGACTGATGGCCACCCCATCGTTGGCGTATCAATCGTTCCAGGCCAGGCCGACACGATCCTCGGCCGCAGGGTCATCGAAAATAGCGACATGCCAAGCATGTTCGGCGGGTCCCCACCGATCGTCGCAGGCGACTTCTCGCAATATTACATCAAGGATGTGAAGTCAACTCGGATTATCCGCGATCCGTACAGCCGGGCAAACAAGGACGAGGTTGTGTTCCACGGCTTCCATAATGCAGGCGGAGCAGTAGCTGACCCGGCCGCATTCCGCAAGCTGACGATGGGCGGTGCCTAAGGGAATCGCAAGCTGAACTAGGCCCCGGCTCCCCCAACCGGGCCGGGGCCTATCTATAGGAAGAGGCGATATGAAACTACGAATCCTGACACACCTTTCAGGCAAGACAAACCGCTTCGCCGGTGAGGTGCATGAAACTCCTGACGCAGAAGCTAGACGGCTCATCGCTGCCGGCTTCGCGGAGGAAGTCGAAGAGCCAATGCCTAAGCGTAAGACGAAGCAAAAGGCCAAGCAGGACGATCCAGAGGCGAGTGAGTAGTAACCGATGACGGCGGAAACTCTACATCTTGAGCCGATCAACCTCGTCGACGCCACCGGCCTCGCCGGCTTCGCCCACGCGACAGAACCGGAGCACGCCCAGGCCCTGACCGACGCCGCTACGGCTGCGGCGGCTTATGTGGAGACAGCCATCGGCCAGCCGCTCGTTGAACGGACCCGCCGGGCAACCCTCGGCAACTTCCCGGCGGATGATCTATCACTTGGCCTACCCGATCCGGCGACGCAGCTGCTGTCGGTGAAGTATCAGGACGGAGACCAGCAGACGGTGAGTGTCGATGTTGAGACTTTGACGCTGATCCAAGCTGCCGCCTCCGCCGCGATCAAGCCTGACGTTGCGTGGCCGGTCCCAGCTTCCAAGGTCACAGTGACGTACATCACACCTCCGCCACCTCAGGCAATGCACGCGGTCCGCCTCCTGGCCGCTTACTGGTTTGAGGTCCGGGAAGCCGCATCTGACCGGCGAGTTAATAAGGTTCCCCACGCGGTAGACGCCCTGATCTTGCAGCTTAGGGGGGTGTTGCTGTCATGATCCATTCCGGGAAACTTCGACACCTAATCCAGATCAAGAGGGACGCCGCCGCCTCCCTAAATGACTACGGCGAGCCGGCCCCGGCGACCGCCGAGCTTGTGGCGGAGGTCATGGCGTCGGTGCAGCCCCAGCGTGCTAAGGAGCAGCTAGAGGCCGGCCGGCTGGAGGGATCGGCCGGCTTCCTGCTCCGGCTCCGCTTCCGCTCCGATGTCGATAGCCGCTGCTACGTCATCCTCAAGGATGGCCGGAGGCTCGATATCAAGAGCCTTATCAACGTCGAAGAGCGGGGCCGGGAGCTTGAGCTTGTCTGTGTCGAGCATCAAGGGGGTGGGGCATGAGTGGGATGTTCCTTAAAGGCCTCGATGAGATGCTGGAGACCGTCAACCACCTCCAGAAGCGGGGGGCGGAGCGGGCCGCTCGTAAGGGACTCAATGCTGGCGCTCAAGTCGCAGTAAAGGCCGTCCGTGCCGCCGCCCCCGTCCGTACCGGCACGCTTCGAAAGAGCATCGGCAAGCGGGTGGACCGCACCCGCGACCGGACCAAGTTCCAGGCCAAGATCGGTCCCCGCAAAGGCACAGCCGGAGGCCGCTACGCCCACCTGGTCCACAACGGCTTTATCGACCGCTCCGGCACGTTCCGGCCTGGGACACCCTTCATTGAAGGTCCGATCGATCAACAAGACGGAACTATCAAATCTGCCATTGCCGCCAAGCTCGGCAGCGCCATCGAGCAAGAGGCACAGCGTGCCGCCGGGGGTGGCAGATGATCAAGGCGATCCGCGACAAGCTCGTCAATGATCCCGCCGTATCCGCCCTGATCGGTTCGCGGGTCTATGACTTGGTGATCCCGCAAGGCCAGCCGTACCCGGCCCTTGTCTATCAAACAATCAGCGGCAGCGACGACCTGACCCAAGACGGGCCAACAGGGTTCTATAGCTCCACCCTCCGCCTGACATGCCTAGCCCAAGGCCGGGGCGTCGTCGAAGACCTAGCCGCCGCCATCGCCGAGGCGGTCAACGGGCGGCAATGGACCGCTAAGGGCGAGGTAATCCACCTCGCAGCAGTTGAAGATATCGGCGACGTGCCGTATCAGAATGAAGAGGGCCGTGACCACAACACCCGCGGTAAGCAACTCACGCTTGTCGTTCTATGGTCAACGGCCGATTGAGAAAGTAACGGAGGATTAAGATATGCCATCTGACGCAACCCCAGGCTACGGAGCCAGCATCGGCTACACCGATATCGTCGCCGGCGGTGACTACACCAGCGCAAGCTACACCGCCCTCGCCCAGGTCGGCGACGTACCACTGCCCGAACTCGACATTGAGGAAGTCGAGATCAGCAACCAGGATAGCCCCACCGGGGCGTCTGGCTTGCCCGTCGCTGAGTTCATGCCGACCTGGGCCAGCCCCGGTGAGATTGAGCTAGAACTCGTGTACACCCCGGCGCAGTTCTCTGCTTTGAACAGCTTGAATGGCGTGACGAAGCACTGGAAAGTGAGCTTCGCCGACGGGGCGACCGCCGAGTTCGATGGTTGGATCAAGAAGCCCCAAGCAATCAACGAACTCAAGGGTAAAGTCACCGCCAAGACCACCATTCGGGCGACCGGTGAGGTGGACTTCCAAGACAACCTGGTTTAATACCGGAGCTATAGAATGAAACTCCTGACCGCTGATGCCATCCTCGCCGCCGACGACCTGACCGCCGAGGTTGTCGAAGTCCCGGAATGGGGCGGGTCCGTTCGTGTCCGCGTCATGACTGGCGATGAGCGCCAGACGTTTGAAGAGGCGATGCTTGCGGCCGATGAGGCGGAGCAGACGGTGATGCCGGAGTTCCGCTCAAGGCTCGCCGCCCTGACCATCGTCGATGAAGAGGGTGAGAGGCTGTTTAGTGACGAGCAGATCAGCCAGCTGGGGCGTAAGTCAGCCGCCGCCCTTGATCGGGTTTGCGAAGTCGCAAGCCGCATCAACGGCCTCCGGCCAGAGGACATTGAGGAACTCGCGGGAAACTCCGACGCCGGCCCAGACGCCGGCAACTCTTCGAGCTGAGCTTGATGCTCGGCGTCCCGCACCCGGACCACCTGCTGCGGGTGCTGACATCGAAGCAAGTCGCAGAGTGGCAAGCGTTCCTGTCGCTAGAGCCTCGGGGCGACGTGCGGCAAGACATCCGGATGGCCCGCCTATGCCAAGCGGTGATGGCCGCAGGAGGCCAAGGGGACGCCCGGATGGACCCGTGGCTGCTTGAGTGGGGCGAGCCGCCACCGCCACCGACGCCGGAGGAAGTGCAGGACAAGCTCAAGTCGGTGTTCAAGAGCTTGGCGACGCGAGGGGGATAGATGGCAACAATCGCAAGACTCCAAGCCCTGCTGACCCTCAACTCTAAGGGTTATGTAGCGGGCATGACCGCCTCGCGGAAGCATGCCCAAGGGTTTGGTCGTGACTCCCGCCGTGCGGGAAGTGAGGTCCAGAGGATGGCCCGGCTCGCCGTCCGTGGTGCGGGCCTGATTGCTGGTGCAATGGGTGGCCTATCTATCGGCCTACTCGCCCGCAACAGCGTCCGCGCCTATCAGGTCCAAGAGAAGGCGTTGGCCGACCTCCGGACCTCTCTTATTGCCGCCGGTGATGCTGGGGCTAGGTCACTGCCACAACTAGAAGCGTGGGCGTCATCCCTGCAGCGCCAAACCACAATCGGCGACGAAGCCACGCTCGGCCTCGCCGCGTACCTAAGCGGCCTCGGGCAACTCCGGGGCGGTGCCCTAATCCAAGCCACGCAGCAGACGCTCGCGCTTGCCAGAGCTACCGGGCAAGGTGAGCGGATGATGGCGCGGGCGGTGCTTAACACCCACGCCGGCGACTACGCCATGCTCCGCCGGTACGTGCCAGCCCTCCGGGCCGCGACGACGGAGGCCCAGCGGCAAGCGGCGGTACAAGAACTCGTCAGCCGGGGAATGCAGCTGCTCCAGTCCGACGCGACGACCACGAGCGGACGCATCGAGCAGATGAAGAACTCGGTCGGTGACCTCATGGAGGTGCTTGGTAGCCGGCTGGCCCCAACCCTCGGCCGGATTGCGGAGCGAATCACCGCAGCCACATCGGCCGGCGGCAAGGTCGAGCAGTTGATCAACGCTATCGAACGCCGAGGCGAAGCCTCCGCCCGGTGGCTGGCGACTCACAATCAAGAGGTCCGCAATCTGGCGTATCTAACCGCCGGGAGCATCGCAGCGGCTAAAGCAATGCCGCTGGTCCGAGCGGGCACGACCGCAGCCGCTATCGGATGGGCGAAGATGGCAGCTTCGATTAGCTGGGTCAACGCAGCAACTGCGCTATATCTAGTCCGGCATAAGCCGCTGACCGCCGCGTTGCTGGTGACCAAGCGGCTTCTACTCGGCGTCAAGGCTGTCGTGTTCAGCACCGCCGGAGCATTCGGGCTAGCAGCCGTCGCCATCGGCAGCGTGACAGCTGCATTTATCAAGAGCCGCGTTGAGGGTACCAGTTACAGCGAAGCGGCGCTTGGCATCACTGACAGCCTCCGCCGGATGATCGGGATGGCGGAGCGGGCAAGCCTGACGCTACAGCGGCTAAACACGAACTATCAAAACACCGGCCTAAGGGTCGTCGAACTCCGCCGCCAGCTGGCCAACACGTCAAGCTTGTCGGAGGCCGTAAGTCTGCAACAGCAGATCAATGAACGGCTCCGTGAGCGGGTCGAACTACTTGACCAGATCGGAGACGCGGAGCGACGCCAGCCAAGGCAGCGAGGCGGCGATATCCCGCTATGGCAGCAAGTGCTACTTCTCGGTGCTACCCGGCCAAACCTCCCCAACATCGTTGGCAAGCGATCTGGTGAAAACCCCATTGCCGCCGCCCTCCGCGAGCAGCTTGCAGCCGGTC